GGTCTCGTCGTCTCCGAAGATCGCGGTGTCGCCCGGTTCGGTGGCACATTGGGCGCGGAAGTTGGTCCGCCCGTAAGTCGCCAGCTCCGCCCATTGCTGTGTCGCAACGTCGTAAGCGAAAGTCGTCGAATCGAGACGAATGCAGAAGAAGCTATGCCCTTCGCTGATGTAGCCGAAGCCGGACACCGACGACGATGCGGCAATCTGCTCCTCAATGCCGTGATCGGAAATCCTCTCGGGTCCGTCTCTCAGCACATAAACCATGTCGTCGTGGGCGACGAAGAACAGCCCCTGGTCCATCTCGACCACGCAGCCCGTGGCCTTCACGCCCTTGGCGAAGATCCGCTGCTCGAACCGCTGGTAGGGAGCGTCTGCTTGTCCTGTGTTGGCCCACGGCTCGATAGTCTCCTGCCCGAACAGGTAGAGCGTGTCGTTGACCACCTTGAGATCGAGCAAAGCATCCGGCTTGGACTCCGCCGAAGCGAAGTCGAGCGCATCCCATGTCCGGCCATCCAACACGGCCGACCAATAATATTTGTGCCCTCCGGCTCTGGCGGCGATGAACAGGCCGTCGTGAAAGGTAACGGCGGTGACATTGGCGCTATCGGGAAAGGAAACCGAAACAAGGTCGGTCCCGTTGTAGCTCCACAGATGCGCTCCCGCCGCAACGAGCAATTCGCCGGTCGTTCCGGCAAACGAAACCGGCCCGGAGCCGTCGATTGCGCCCAAATCCGCCGCGCCGCGATACAGATGGCCGCCGGATACGCAGAACACATCGCCGGAAAACACGCCCGGCTGCTGGAACACGCCCGTAACCGGCCCCGCGCCTACCGATGCGTAAGACGACAGCCCCTTGCGCGAGAGAAGAATAACGCCGTCCTGCTCGGCGGGGGTTTGTTCGAGATATAGGTTGATGAGGCGCAGGCGGGGGAGGTTGCCGTTGTTCCGAAGATAGGCCCCGCGCCCGTAGAAGACGCGCACCTAGAAATACTCCGCGCCGCTGTCGTTCTGCGTCGTGGACTTGTCCATGATCTGCCCCGTGAAAACCTGGGCCAGCCTGCGAACATCGGGGTTGAGCGTTGCGGTATCGCCGAACATCGCCGCGAAGGCCCCTGAAATGGCGAGACACGCCGACAGCCCCATTTCGCCTCTGGCGGATAGCGGGGCCTCGGAATTGAGCGTCAGGCCGAGAAGATCGACCCATTGCGTTCTGTCGTAGAGCCTGACCGTGCGCGTCGTGCCGTCGAAGCTCTCGTAAACCGAAAGGTCGCGGGGCTGGCGAATGTTGGCGCAGGAATCGACATAATCGCTGGTCGCGGGGGTCAGCGTGAACCCGGCGGGGACGTAATATCGCTTGCCCTCTTCGGCCACGTCGTCGGCGTCCAGGTAAACGTCCTCAAGCCGCCCGAACATCGCATTGTGAAGCCATTGGTCGTAAAGCGACTGGAGGCAGCTGAGGCCGTCGTTGGCTTCGTCGGCTGACAGGGTTTCACCGGAGCTTATTACCCGCGCCAGCTTGAGCGCATTGGTCACAACGTCCCTACACGTCGCCATGCGCGCCTCCGCTCGAAAAGGAAGGCGAGGCCCGAAGGCCCCGCCTGAAGTTACGCGGTCAGCGAGACGGTCGAGGCCGTCGAAGCCGCATAGTTGGTATCAGTCACTCCGGCGTCGGCATTGAGCTTGGCGCGGAGCGTGTTGTGGTCTGAGATCAGGGCGTTCACGGCGTCAACGAGGTTTGACAGGACGGCGTAAACGTCGCCCTGGTTCATCCCGCCGGCCTTCACGTCCTGTTGAAGAGCAAGTGACATTGGGCAGTTCCTTCACGAGAAGAAAAGGGGCGAGATCTAAGCCCCGCCCCCTCACATCAGTTACGCATCCGCGACAGCGGCGAAGTAGCCGGTGACGATACCGTTCTGCTTCGGAGTGTCGGTGTCGTTGGTCCCCGATCCGAACGTGAGCTTGTCGAGACCGTCGATGGTGACGATACCGATGCCCTGTTCGTTGTCGTAGTCGGTTTCCTTCTTCTCGCGGGTCTGCCACGGCATTGCGATGCCAAGGCCGAGCGCCTGCGCGCCGCACAGGAACACGCCGCCGACATCGATGCCGCCAGCGCCAACGCCCGTCAGGGTCGTCATGTCATCCACCTCGTGGATGATCATGCCGTCCCACAGAAGATCGCCGCCCTGGAAGAGCTGCGAGTTCTGCTCGGCAAGGTTCACCTCGCGCTGGGCCTGCGTGATGACCGGATCGTTCTTCAGATCGCGGAAACACAGGGGATGCGCGAACACGACGAACCGGCGCCTGTTGTTGCCCGAGTCCATGACCGGCATGATCTTCGGGCTGGCCGACAGCGCGATACGCTTCATCAGCGACAGGGCGGAAGCGGTCAGCTTGTCAGCAGTGCCGTCGATGTTGAGCAGCGACGCCGAATGGTCGTTCGTCGCGCCACCAGCAGGAGCCGATGTCGAAACGTTCGATTTGGCGGCTCCGAACAGGATGCGGTCGAGGTTGTCATCGACAAACGCATCCTTCTGGGCCTCGGTCGCAGATCCATAGGCGACACCGTTGATCGAATAGAGCTGATCGACGACGCGCTGAATGTCCTGCCCGACGGCCCACTGCCTCATCTGCGCCTTGAAGGCGTCACGAAGCGGAATTGCCGACTTCTGCTCTTCCATCTCGGTGGTCGAGAAGGCGTTGCGGCGAAGTGCGACAGTCAGCTTGTGAGAGCGGCTCTTTCCGGCCTCCTCGTTGCCTTCCAGCTTCGAGGTGCCGTCGTTGGCCGATCCGGTGAAGCGGTTGACCAAGGCGTAAGTCAGGCTGTCGCCCTTCTTCTTGGTCAGGTCGCGCTTGACCTGGATGATGTCGGTTTCGGCCGTTCCCATGTAGGCTTTGAACGGGTTGTTGCGGATGTACTCGACGAAAAAGTTATCGTCCCATTGCTGGGGGGTAAGCCCAGTAGCTGCGGCAGTCTGTGCCATTAGTAAGGTTTCCTTCTGGCCCCCGAAGGGGCACTGGGACTCGACGCCTCACGGCGTGGAATCGGGTTGGGTTACTTCCTCAGAATCTCTTCCAGGGAAGGCGGTTCATATGCCTGCACAGAGCCTCGTGCGCTCTGGGCGTTGGCAAGCGTTTCGGGAACCGGGGGAGCGGGAGGAGGAGCGGCGGCTTGCGCGGCCTTCCATGCGAGATAGTCGTCGATGGCCTTCGGATCATTGCCCAGCTTTTGCAGCGACGTGTGCCGCTGGTATTCGCTGACTAGATAGCCGTAGGGATTGCGCTGGCTGTAAAACTGTTGAGCGAACATCGGATTGGAGGCGATTTGCTCGCGCCCCCACTCCTGCGCCGCGTTCACGGTTTCGTCGCCCGCCGACTGCCTTACCATCTCTTCCGAGAGGTTGAGCCGGTCGTTGAGCGTTGCCTGAACAATCGTCTGCTGGATGTGCCCGTAGAAACCTTCGGGATCAGCAAACACATCGGGGACTTCCGGTTGCGGCTGCGGCTGCTGCACCTGAAGCTTGCGCTCCAGTTCTCGCAGGCGATCTTCCGCTTCCTGTCGTCTCCGTCTCTCTCCGATCAGGGCAGATTCGGGAATTGTTGACGCGGGTTCCTCAGCCGCAGGCGGCGCGGCTACCGGGGCTTCCGGCTCTGTTTCGCCCTTGGGAATGAACTTGCCATCGGGGCCGCGTGGACGCTCCGCCTTCTCAGGCTCGGCTTGCGGCGTCTCCGGCTCCGGCGTGGTTTCAGCCACGGCTTCCGGTTCGTCATTCCCTTTCAGGATGTCGTCAAGATTATCCATGTTGCCCTCAATTCGCCCGATACGGCGGCGACCCTCAACGCCCGTAGGTCGGCGACACCTTCAACGTCATCGCGACGTGGAACTTTAAGCTGCTGGCGGCAGCGATTGCGCCGCCTTGAATCCTTCGATCGATGGCTTTGCGGCCTCGTGCCGCGCCTTCGCCATGTTCAACAGCGTGCGCGACTGGGTTTCCTCAACGTCCGCCTGAGCGGCGGCGGGATCGCCCGGAGCCTGGGCGTCCGGCGTTCCCTCTTTCTGAGCCTTGGCGACGTTCAGCATCGCGCGGCTTTTCTTCTCAGCCACCGTCGCCTGTCCGTCCTGCAAGGCAATGTCCTGCATCGGGTTCGGCTGCTGCGCGGCCTGCTTCATCTTCTCGACGATATCGAACAGCTTCTGCTTGTCGCGGAAGTTGGACGCGGCGACGATCAGCTCCGCGATCTCCGGAGGCACCGGCATTCCGAACACGCCGGTTCCGACAAGCTGCATCAGGTCGTTGAACTGCTCGGCCTGGAGCGTCGGGGTCTCGTTGATCTCGTCGATTTCGATGTCCACGTCCAGCTCGCCGACCACATTCTGCGGCTTCGACATTTGCTCGACGTGCGAATGGTATTGCTGGGCCGTGGCTTCATCGAGGCCCTGCGATTTCGCCATCTCGATCTGCTGGTGGGCCATCATTGCTCGCTGCGGGTCGATCTGCGGCGGACGGTTCAGCCCGACGAAGCGGACGTTGTTCTCGTCGTCCGTCACCCTGATCCAGCGCTCGGCATTCCAGTATTGCTTGATGCGGTTCCAGATCTGCCGATAGAGACGAATGGTGAAGTGCCGCAGGTTGTCGAGCAGCGGCGTCATCTGCGTCATGCCCGCCTGCTGCTGGGCCAGCACCGCCCTTCCGGATTGCGTTTCCCCGGCCTTGCCCTGCAAGTAAGCGTTCGGCCCGATATTGCCTTTCAGCGTTGCCCGCGTGTCCTGGAGCAGCGTGAATTGCCCGTTGTCCTTCGCGGACTGGTCGAGACTGCCGATTTCTCCGTCTTCGGCGATCAGGATCGCGTCGGGCTTGGCCAGCTCCGTCTTGAGAGCGCCCTTGTCCTGCCCAACCGAGCGCGACACGCGCCAGCGGTTCGAGTTGACCATGTGCAGGAACTTCGACCGGCGCTTGTTCACCTCATCCTGAAGCGGGATCATGTCGCGAACGATCCCGTAGCGGTCGTTGTCGCGATCCACATAAGCCGACTGGAGGATCAGCGGGTTCTCGGGATTACCTTCGTCGTCGATCAGGACGGACGGCGCGGATTCCTCAAGCTCCCCGGCGAGCGTGAAGACGCAGCGGTTCCAGACACCATCCTCGAGATGGTAATGGGTGTTGATCCGGATTCGACGGCGCTTGCTGTCATACCAAACCGACCATTTGGGCTTGTCGTCGAACGTGTCGGCGCTGGCCGATGTGCCGCGCTGCATCGTCGATTCGATAACGTCTTTCTTGTCCGGCCACCGTTTCAGCGCAACGTCGGCGTCCATCCATGTGATGTAGCCCGTATAGGACGCATCGCTGTAATCGGCCTCGCAGGAATGAGGGTCGGCATAAATCCGGTCCCATGCAATCTGCACGACCAGCGGATCGATGGTGCCGCTCTTGAGCTGGCGAACCGTGACTTCGACGCCGCCCAAGCCCTCGATCAGCATGTTCTCGAACACGCGCGACTTCTTGATGTCGAGGTCTTGATCCTGCTCGACGTAGCGCAGCGCGTCGGTTGCCGCGTTGGCGTCCGGTTCCTTCTGCGGCACTCTCGGATAGGCAATCGGATCGACGCGGGCCTGGCGCTCGATCCCGCACAGCGTCTCGACCTTCTCCTTGATGATGTTTTCGTGGATGATCGGCTGCTTGCGCTTCTTGAGCGCGGCTTCCTGT